CCCCTTTTTAATTTAATTATTATAACGATTACACTCCTGGTGAAGCAAATACACCTCTAGGGTCTGAGAATCCGAATACGTATCTCTCTCTAGCTTTGTATCTTACGTTGCCAGTGTCAAAATCACCTTCCATAGTCGTTTTGATAGGTGCTCTTGTAAAGTGTTTCAAACCGTTAGGTACATCTGTTTTGATATAGAATGCATCAGTGTCAGTTAAGTAATGATTAATTACATAACCTTGAGGAATCATCCCCATGTTTTTAAGTGCATTGATATCATTGTCAGCTGTTCCTACTCTACCTTCAGACTTCATCAGTCTTTCAGCAGTGAATTGAAGTGCAGGTGGAATAATCATTTTCATTCCTCTTGCTGCTATTTTCAATCCTCTTTCATCAGTCATTGCTGAGATGTCTATCAAAGACTGCTCTAAAGAAGCCTCCGATAAATCAGCTGCAACAGCTAATGTGTTTGAGAATGAACCACTTAAAGTAGGGTGTGCAGCAGAGAATAACGCTACTCCATCACCACCAGCGAAAGTTGCATTGAAACCATTGTTTAATACAGCTGCGCCTTTTACTTGTTTAGTGTTTGCCATAGATCTTGCTAATGCTTTTGTATATCTAGACGCTAGTCTGTCATACAAGTTGTCCTCGATCGCTTCTTCAGTGATCGCGAAAGCAAGTGCTATTGTTTCGTTAGTGTAACGAGCTGTGAAAGTTTCTTGCGCATCGTCGAATGTTACGCCTTGACCTTCAGGTTTTACTGCCGCATTTGCAAAACCACTTAACATTACTTCCTCTTCGAAAGCTCTGTCAGATGATTCTGAGTCAAATATTTCAGCTGCTTCGTTAGCATATTGTTTGTACTCAAGTCCAAATAGTGCATTTAGACCTGGCTCTAGTTCTTTAACTAGTTGTGCTCTTGATATTGCCATTGTTTATATACTCCTATTTAGATTATAAGACACCGTTGTAAAGATTAGACTTACCAGCGATAACCACTATTTGGTTAGCTCCGGCTGCCGTATTATCTTTAGCTTCGGGGTCATTTGCAGAACGAACTAGCTTAACCATCTTTGTGTTAGCTGCTCCGCCTGCGATGTTTAGTTTTACTAATGATTGACCGTCTTGAGTAGTCGTACCTTCTACTGCTGTTTGGTTAGTACAGTTATATCCTGCATCTCCATACATAGCTTGGGTTACTGCCGCATCAGCTTTGATCACGTATTCCTGGAAAGGATTATCGATCACAAAACCTAGACCATCAGCGCTACCTGTGTTGTAGTCAACTGCGAAAGTTGTTCCGCCTACAAATGAGTTAGCAAATGTTGGTTTCTTTGTAGTCGTAGCTACGAAGAAAGCTCCATTGAATACACCTATTAGAGGTGCATGACCAGAGTTGTCAAAAGATTGACCACCTGATCCTGTATCACTTGTTGTTGCGAAAGCTGCATCTTGAATAAAACCTTGGTCTCCACTTGCGTCTTGGATAGAAACCGGGTCATTTTTAAAAATGCCTTTTGCAGTACCACTTTTGATTTTGTACTCTGATTGACCTTGAGTAGCCGGAGTATTTCCAACTGTCATGGTGCTTCTAAAGCCAAAACCTACTGTACTTGCGTTTGCCATTGTTTGTTTCCTTTATTTTTAAGTTAATTGATAGTGTAAGAATTACTAAATAATTAGTTATTTCTTTGTACCACCAAAGGTTACACGAGCCTGACTATCATTAGTGATAGGCATGCTCTTATGTTGTTCCTTTAACAAATCGTTATTAACTGCATCGTCTCTGTCCTTAGTTTGTTTTGCAAAATAAGCTTCTCGAGATTGCGCGATTTCTTCCGGTATCCTAGCCAACAATAGGCCTCCTACTCCGATTACTCCTGCGTATTTGCCGTCTTTAGACGAGGGAAAGTTCTGTTCAGGATATTCATCTGCTCTCACAAATTCAAATCCTTCTCTTAATCTTGAAGCAACATTTCTGCTGTCGTCTTGACCAAGTAATTCAGCTCTTATCCATCTGTGCCTATAACCTGCTGGCGCGGGTGGTGCATCGAGTGTTGAGGGTGGAGTCCAAGTTTGAGTTTTTTGTTTATCGTTTTCCATATGCTTATACTCCTTCCGTGATGTTTAATTGTTTTGCATAATCTTCTAGTGGCACACCTAATCTTTTAGCAATTGCTACTTGTGATGGCGTGAGTCTCACAGTTTTTCTGCGTCCTGTTGGGGCTGAACGTTTAGCCGAAGCTACATTTTGAACTGGTTTAGTTCTTTCTGTAGTATTGTCCTCTACCTTATCAAATTTATGCGGAAATTCAACCCTTATTCTTTTGTCAACTTCTGCATAATATTCTCTTGATTTAGGATCAAAACCTTCTTGTTCT